TCGCAGAACAGGACGCAGGCCTTATGGACAGTGTTGTCAAAATCCAGGAAGAGATTCCACTTCTTATCTATCAGGGGTAATAAATGTCTAACGATAATAAATGGTCACAACCCGACGCCCCTCCACCCCCTCTTTTCCTGGGGAAGAAGGAGAGAGACCTTGTTAAGCAAGTTAATGACGAACTTATCGAGCGGGTCATCGGCCAGCAAATCCTTTATTATCCAATCGATTTAGAGACAACCAACTTCCACTCTATTTATGGAGAGGCGATAAAGAAGAACTTTCTTCCTCCCATTCGGGTGCATGCTTTGGTTGAGTGGGGCGAATATGGAACATCTTATGATGATAGCTTTGGCCTAACGAAGAACTCTGAAATAACGGTGCATTTTCACAAGAGACGATTGACAGAAGACCAGGACTTGTTTGTCCGGGAAGGAGATTTTGTTTTATACGGAGATTTTCATTACGAGATAGTAACCTTGGGGGAACCAAGGCAACTGTTCGGACAAATAACGAAAGATTTAACCAATTCGCTCGAAATAAGCGCAAAATGTATTTACACTTCGAAGGGGATATTCGATGCCTCCTAAAACACCACCAGATAAATTAGATATCAATAATAAAAAATATACTGGTGTTGATAACGCGGGAGAAATTTTGAAAGAGATTTCTCTGATGCCATCAACCATTGAAACAATCGACACCGCGATGTTTCGCTATATCGATGAGGTTTTAAACTTGCACACGAATACAAACGAGGGCTTTCGAAAAGTCCCCGTTATATGGGTTTCCGCCGAAAGGGCATTTCAGATTAAAAACTCAGACAACATTAGAGGCCCCAACGGACGGCTAACTCATCCGATCATCGCCCTAGAGAGAACCGGCATTCAGAAGGATCCCACGTTTAAGGGTGTGGCATGGTCTCACATACCAAATTTTAACGACGAGAAAGGCGGCGCGATTGTGATCGCCAGAAGAATAAAGCAAGATAAAACAGCAAATTTTACCAATGCCGATAAGAAAAGGACAGTAGCTACATTAACCTCCGGCCCCGGCCCCGGCCAAGAGAACTTTCCAGGCGCCAGCAAGAAGGTGGTCTATGAAACCATCTCTATTCCTATGCCCACCTATATCGCTGTAAATTACTCAATTTCGATCAAAACCAACTACCAGGAACAAATGAATAACCTGATTACGCCGTTTATGGTCAAGCCAGGCCAGATTACGAGCTTCTTCATAAACACTGATGGACACAAATTTGAGGGGTTTATCGAAGGAGATTTTGCCCAAGATTACAATGCCAAGAACCTCGGAGAAGAGGAGCGAACTTATAAAACAGAGATCAGTACAAAGGTTCAGGGATATTTGATCGGCGCCGCTACCAACGAGGAGCGACCGAAGATCGCCATCAGAGAAAATGCTGTCGATATCAAGATCGGCAGAGAGCAAATTATACTGGGCGAGATCCCGGAATACAACAAAACTTCATTTTATAAGCCATAATGCTTTTGGATATATAAATAACTATTTACTAATGAGATTTTAAGGGAGATGCTTTATGTCAGCAAGAAAGTTCAAGTTTGTTTCTCCGGGGATATTTCTTAATGAAATAGACAATTCACAGATTCCGCAGGAACCAGAAGCAGTCGGCCCGGCTATTGTAGGGCGCACCGCCTTTGGACCCGCGATGAAACCGGTTAAGGTGGCTTCGTTCACCGATTTTATTAACTTATATGGGAACCCGATTCCCGGTGGTGGAGACTCCGGCTATAGAGAAGGTAACCAGTCTGGCCCCACCTACGGCCCTTATGCCGCGCAAGCTTACCTCGCTGCCGGCGTGTCCCCAATCAACTACGTTCGATTGTTGGGAATTTCTAACCCGAACTATACATCGACTGACGGCCTTGCCGGCTGGACTACAAATCACTACTCTGGCGATGATCCGACCGCAAAGGATTACGGCACTGGCGGAGGGGCACTCGGACTCTTCTTGTGGCCATCTGGCTCCACTGCTACCGTCACCGGAACCCTTGGCGCGGTCTTTTATATCTGCACCGGCTCAGTTTTACTTTCTGGCACCCTTGCCGGCCCAGATGGCACCTCGGCCGGAACAAACGCTTTGTTTAAATTCACTGGGGCTACTGCAAAATCAACAGATATTAAAATACAAGTGAAAGCCGCCGGCGATACTCTTGTCTCTACTCTCGCATTCAACTTTGATCGCGATAGCCAAAACTTTATTCGTAATGTTGTCAACACTAACCCCATTCTCACAAACGCTGGGATTGTCGATTCTGACAGCTTGAACGCTGGCGAAAATCTTTACTGGGTCGGCGAGACTTACGAGACAGCAGTTGCAGACCTTAGCGTTTCAGCCGACTATTATGCCACTTTGATACCTCTACAGTCTGGTTCTGGCGCCTCTTATCACGAGATGAGGTTCGACTCTAGTTTCGCCGCCAACACCAATATTGTTGAAGCCAGTACCGGCTGGTTCTTCAGTCAGGACATGAACACAGGACCAGCCACAGGCTCTTACACCTACGATGGTATGACGAAGCTGTTCCGCTTTGTGGGGCTTGACTCCGGCGAGTGGCCCAGCAAAAACCTCAAAATCTCAATCGCAGATATAAAAACGAGCCCCAACATCGACGTTCAGCCATACGGCTCATTTAGTGTGCTCGTCCGATCTATACGAGATGCCGACACCGGCCCCACTGTTTTGGAGAGGTATGACGGAGTGAATCTTAACCCCAATTCTCCTGACTTTATTGCCACCCGAATCGGTGATCGATATCGTAAGTTCGATTACACACAGAGGGTTAATAAAGAATATGGACAATATGATAACCAATCCAACTTCATTCGCGTTGAAATGAACTCCGCTGTTGAAGAGGGTCTGACTGATGCTCGTTTCTTACCATTCGGCGTTTATGGACCCCTCCGACCTCGTGCTGTCGCAAACGCCGCGACGAATACCACGACCGCGGTTAATACCTATATAGGCAACGTCGCTGCGTTTCCAGGCATAACAGACGCAACCAATACTATGTCTTCTTCTTTGACCTGGAACGGCCGGCTGGTCTTCCCCGGCACCTCCCAGCGCACCAACGCCTCGGATGGTGGCCTGACCGAATACACAAATGCTTATTTCGGGTTCCGAACCACACAGACCGCGGCTAGCACAAGATATGATCAAAGTATTCCGGGCTGCTTGCGTCTTTATGGCACAAACACCGACCAGAAGATCGCCATCGCCGGCCTCGCCACCGGTGCCCCCTTGGAACATCAGTGGGTTTTCTCCCTGGATGATTTGGTTTTGACCGGCAGTGATGCTAGTTATTCCTCTGGATCCCGCGCTGCCGGCACATCCAAGACCGCTCTCGGATCCTACAAGGACGTTCTTAATGCTGATTTCAACCGATTCACAGCAGCCTTCCAAGGCGGCTCGGATGGTCTCAATATTCAAGAAGCCGAACCCTTCCAGCATAACAGGCTCGGCGCCGGCACCCCCCTCACGCCCGAGACCAGTTATGAGATTAACACACTCGAAGTTGCCTTGGATACTTTGGCAGATCCTGAAAGAGTTGAAATGAACATCCTTACTGTTCCTGGCGTCCGCAGCACAAGAATCACCGACAAGGTGTTACAGATTTGCGAGAACAGGGCCGACGCTTTGGGTATCATCGATATTCCCGGAGGCTTCGCGCCTCGCACAGAAAGCACTAACGACTTTAAAGCGCGCGTCGGCTCTGTGTCGACCACAGTGACTAATCTAGAAAACAGGAAACTCAATACCTCCTACGGAGCGTGTTATTACCCATGGGTCCAGATTCGCGATAGTATCAATACCTCTTTGGTGTGGGTGCCGCCCTCGGTCGTCATTCTTGGAACTATGGCTAGTTCCGAACGCAGGAGCGAGGTATGGTTCGCCCCAGCCGGCTTCAACCGCGGCGGCCTTAGCCGCGGCGCCGCAGGCCTTCCTGTGGTAAATGTGACAGAGAAACTGACTTCCAAAGATCGCGATAAATTGTATGAAGTGAATATCAACCCAATCGCCAGCTTCCCTTCGGAAGGGATCGTGGTGTTCGGCCAAAAAACACTTCAAGTTACACAATCTGCACTTGACAGAATCAATGTTAGAAGACTTATGATTTACATCAAAAAGCAGGTTTCTAGATTCGCCACCCGCGTGTTGTTCGACCAAAATGTTCAAACAACCTGGCAACGATTCAAGGCAGATGTCGAGCCATTCCTTTCTGGTGTTAAGTCACGATTTGGGCTGACAGAATATCGATTGATTCTGGACGAGACTACCACCACTCCAGACTTGATAGATAGAAACATCCTGTATGCTAAGATCTTCCTTAAGCCTGCAAGAGCAATCGAGTTTATTGCGGTTGATTTTGTAATCACGCGCTCGGGGGCATCTTTTGAGGATTAAAATATTTAACGATGACTATTTACTGTATAAAAAAGGAGACAACTGATGGCCTTCTGGACCAACGCTACTTTACAAGATCCTAAAAGGAAATATAGATTTCTTGTGCGTCTATTAGCTTACGACGGCGCTGCCACTTGGTATGCCAAAACTGTCACAAAACCGAAGTTTTCCATTTCGGAGACATCACATTCATACTTGAACCACAAATTTCATTACCCCGGTCGAGTCGAGTGGGATACCATAGATGTTACTTTAGTTGATCCCGTGAGCCCAGATGCTATAGCAAACACCATCAGTATTATCCAGCGCGCTGGCTATCATCCCCCCACAGATGCAAACGACATGTCTACAATGTCGAAAGTCGCCGCGGTATCAGCACTAAAAGGTGTTATTATCGAGCAAATTAACTCGAAGGGTAAATCAGTAGAAACATGGACCCTTAAAAATGCTTTTATAACGAGCGTTGACACACAAGACCTGAGTTATGACGCCGACGAGCTTTCAGAGATTTCTCTCACTATTCGATATGATTGGGCAGAACTCGAAGCAGGCGGCAAGAGATATTTCGCAGGCGCTTAAATAGGCAATTTAATTAATAATGAGAGGTGATATTTGCCGAGAAATAACCCAAGTCGACTTTCCCAGTCGACTAGTCCTGTGGCCGCTGCGGCCGGCCCACAGAACAGTGGCGTTGGGCTGATAGTCCCCACTGAATTTGTGCAGTTGCCGTCAAAGGGCATCCTGTATCCAGAAGGTCACTCCCTTCATAATAAAGAAGAGATTGAAATCAAATTTATGACCGCCAGAGAGGAGGACATATTATCCTCCGAACCTCTGATTAAGAAAGGTGTAGTTTTGGATCGACTGATTCGGAACTTGATTGTTGATGAAGCAATTGATCCTTCTAACCTTTTGGTAGCTGATCGAAGCGCAATTCTTGTCGCCGCACGTTCTTCGGGATATGGCGAGGTTTATGAGTTTTCTATTTCATGCCCGAGTTGCGAGATTAGAAATGAGGCTTACTTCAACCTAGAAGAAAGGATTGATATAGCCTTCAACTCAAACGATCTTGACGTTGCTATAACAGAGAACGGCACTTGTATAACCAAGCTTCCAAAAACAAAAGCAGAAGTTGAATTTAGATTGATCAACGGCTACGATGAAAAAGCTATGACCCAACCTTCGAAAAACAAATTGCAAGTTTCTTCCACGATCACAGATCAACTTAAGAGACTAGTGATTTCGGTCAATGGTGAAAGAGATGTAATTCAGCTTAATTCTTTCATAGATATACTACCGGCTTATGATTCAAGATATTTGAGGAACTTAGTGGCAGATATAGCACCAGACACAAAAATGTTATTTGATTTTGAGTGTGAATCTTGTGAGCATCAATCGGCCCTGGAGGTGCCGATTACTCTTTCCTTTTTTTGGCCTGACGTTAGACTATATTGAAAGTGTTTATGAGGAAATATTCTTCCTCAAGTATCGAGGCCATTTTTCTATTTCCGAAACATACAACCTTCCAATAAAAATTAGGAGATGGTTTCTAGAACGATTGTGTAAGCAGTTCGAAGCAGAAGCCCAAGCCGCAGAAAAGGCGAGAGGCAAAAAGTCATTTTCTCTCGGTCCAGAGTAGGCGGTCTTTTGTATTTGTAGACTATTTAGTTGTGGAGACCAAGTTATGGAAGAAAAACAAGACGAAACAATGGTTATTGACCTGGAAGTGATCAAGGAAGAGTTAAAATTAAACGAGACTCTTTCGGACGCTGCTGGATTTTGGATGTCGACTCTCCTTAAGGCAACATACGGGGTGATCGACTTGCCCTTCCGCCTTGCCGGCCAAAAATCGGATATAAAAGAATTGGTCAAAGCACTTGGTATGGAAAAAAGATACTTAAATGTCGCCAAGGCTTATGGCCTGACTCATCCTACGACCTATAAGAGCAAAGCTACGTTGAATCGAGCAGCCAAGGGATTTACCAACAAGACTGGTATTCCGTGGCCTTTTAAATAGGATGTTGAAATATGGCTGACAATCAAAGCTCAAGTAAGAAAATAGCAGCCCTTAAGGCGCAAATCACAAAGCTAAGGAAGCAAATCAGAGATGATGCTACCGGCAACATTGACGAATTAGCTAAGTCCGCCGCGGCCGCAGAAAAAGAACTCGCCGGCATGGAGGGCGCCCTTGAACACGGCACATCAGCCGCGAGAAAATTCACATCAGCTTTTGGTCTTGCAGATAAGGGCCTGAGCAAATTTACCGGAGATGCAGCCGAGGGTCGCGCCGCCGTAGAAGGGTTTGTTACTGAAGTCACAAAGGCAATCAAGCCTATCAATATATTCGCTAACGTTCTTCACACTGTTTTTCAAGAATCACTCCTGCAAATAAAAGCCTTAGATGAAGCTTCATCAAACCTAAACAAGACCTTCAGCACCACCTTCGGGAGTAGGTTATCAAAAAGCCTAACTAAGAACTGGCAAGATCTTCGCGGCCTCGGCTTCAAGGTCCAAGATCTTGAAAAATCTTTCTCTGGCCTGGCTGCAACTGTCTCAGACTTTCGAAGAATGACCGAAGACCAGCGAACCTCGTTAACGCACCAGGCCACTATGTTGGGGAGATTCGGTATCTCTGCTCAAGATTACGGCGATTCATATGAATATTTGACGGAAGTTCTCGGTAAAAACACAACCCAAGCAGAAGGAACTTTAAGATCTTTTGTGAGTTTGGCAGATCTGACCGGAAAAGAGATAGGCCAAGTTGCTTCTGAATTCGCTGCGACCCAAGGCTCGTTTGCGAGATATGGCGACGATGCCGTCGGCGCATTTTTCCGCACCACGATTGCCGCCAAGAGGCTGGGGATAGAAACCCAGACACTTCTAACAATTTCGGAAGGGTTCGACACCTTCGACTCAGCCGGCGAATCAGTCGGAACATTAAATGCCCTTCTCGGTGGCCCATATCTCAACGCAATCCAGATGATACAGGAATCGGATCCGGTCAAGAGATTAGAACGCATAAGGGATGCCCTCTTTATGTCCGGCCGGAGCTTCGCCGATATGGCCGAATATGAGCAGAAGGCCCTGGCAGCACACATTCCAGGAATTAATGGCGACGTCGCGCTGCTTGGAAGAATTATGTCTGATATGCAAAATGGCCTGATTAACAACAACGAAGATCTTCAAAATATGATAGGCGGCACCTCTATGAGTGTTGAAGAATTGGTTTTAGAGGCCACCGGTGCTAGCAGTATTACAGATATATTTCAAGGTATTCGCAACGAATTCGCTCTAATGCCCGAAGGTACAATGGAAGGCTTGTTGTCTTTCTTTAGGGCTAGCCTCACTCTAGTTTCTGCCTTGGGCAATGGCCTAGCCTACGTCCTCGCTGGCATAGCCAAGATTGGAGCGAAGGGACGATGGCTTAGGAAAGCCTTTTCCGAAGGCCTTGGCACCGCCGGTGCGAAAACTTTCCTTAAAAAAATACCGGGACTTTCGATAATAATGGGCGTCATAATGGCACTCGGAAGACTTGCGAAAGGCGACTACACGGGCGCCGCGCTGGAGGTGGCCAGCGGCGGACTGGCAACGATGCCATGGGCCGGCACCGCCGCGTCGATAGCCATCGACGCGGGCTTACTATACAGTGATCTTAACCCCTCTGTCCCGGAGATGGCCAACGGCGGGTTCGTCCCAGCGACTCCTGGGGGAGCACTGGTCCGCATCGCCGAGGCGGGGCAAGGAGAATATGTGGTGAATGAAAACCAAATGTCTGCCATGAAACAATCCAACCGGACCAACGTGCACGTAACTGTGGGCTTTGATTACGATAATGTCGGTGGCTTGACGGCCGCTGTTAAAAACGTGGTGTATGATTCTTTGAATCCACTATGGTGAGTTAGTCTAATATAGGAGGAGAGAGATGCCATCAGAAGAAGACTTCAATAATCCAGACATAGCAAAAGGTCCACCAGCCCCCGCGGCAACAAAAGGATCAAACCACTCGGCAGATATGTCAAAAGGCTTTAACCCTTCTGGCGGCTCAAAAGGTTTTAACGATTCTACCCTCCGAAAACTGTCGGATGTATCAAACTACGACGAATCGATAATAAATACATATAAGCTGAAAAAAGATTATCAAATACACTTCACGCACGTCCCAACTGATACCACCGTAGCCTTTCCCGCATTCTTGACATCTTTCAATGACGACTATCAGTCCAGTTGGAATCCCGAATCTGTCTATGGCCGCAATGATCCGATTTTCACATTTCAACAAACCAAGAGAACAATAAGTTTTGGCTTCGATGTGGTTGCGGCTAGTTTGGAAGAGGCCAAGGAAAACTTGAAGAATCTTCGAACTATTGCCAGGATGCTTTACCCCACTTACGCCGTTGATGGATTTGCCACAACTTTATCAAAAGCACCACTAATTCGTATCAAGTTCGCGAATCTTATAGGCAGGGGGATCAGCAATTCCGCCGCTGGACTTTTGGGCAAGATGAACGGATTTTCTATTGCCCCTGTTATCGAGCCTGGGTTTTTTGATCCCGAGGCGCTTAAATTGTATCCAAAAGTGTTTTCTGCCACTGTCGCTTTCGACGTGATTCACGAACAGGCCCCTGGCGCGTGGCCCACGGCAACAATAACGTCCGCAGCAGAAACTCAAGATACCGGGAATCCTACTGCGGCTGATAGTCAGGAACCCGCTCCTTTTCCATCTTCTCCTTATGCTCGGAATCTATCTTCGACACGATCAGAAGATACCGCCGCCGTTTCTTATCCAGCAGCGGAGGACGACGCTTTAACGGAGGAGATATTGAATCCAAGCGACACGTCCTCAACAGAGGGCGAAATTCCGGGGGATTTATATGCTACCTCAAACCCCGAGGCTGACCCACTGGATGTATACGGGACATCTGAGATCACGGAAGCGGATCCGTATGCAGTATCTATAGACCCCGACCTGGATCCATATGGACAATCATTCTAGCTAAATACACAGGAACACAAAATGTCAAGATATTATAACAGAACAATCGCTGTAAATGATGATCCATCATATGCCGATCATCTAACCAGAAGACAAATTAAACATATTAGACAATACACGAGTCCAGAGTTCAAGAAGATCTCCGCGAATGATCGCCGCGCTTTGCAAAGAGTCACGAGAGTCTGGAAGCAAAGCGACAGGCTGTGGAAATTGGCAGCAGAATATTATAACGATCCGGGCCTATGGTGGGTCATCGCCTGGTATAATCAAAGACCAACTGAAAATCACTTTGTAACTGGGGGTTCTGTATTGATACCGCTCCCAATCGAAAAAGTATTAGAATTGTTCGAGGTGTAAAGATGGCTAGACTAGATACCCAGATGGGCCCGGTCCAAAGAGCGCTTGATATCGAATGCGACGCCGCATGTATTGAGCAAGGATCCGGTGATCGGGCAGAAGAACCAGAAGAAAAAGTTTTTGTCAATACTGATTTTGACGAACAAGCTTTTTTGATGTTTAAGTTAAAGCAGTTGGCCCCTTTGCATAACCGACTATATAGCGTTCCATCCCCTCCCCCACCGCCATTTGGGCCTTACGAGAAATTGAACCTCTTGAAGGGCAGCACCACAGCTTTGTTTAACAGGATCTGTAATTCTGACTTCTTTCTCAAACAGCCTTTGCTTGATTTCACACCGGCTGAGTTTTCCGAATTGGTTCCACAACTAAGATTGTTCAAGATATATAGAGACGAATCCGGATCCATCGAAAGGGAAGTGGAGTTCAAATTTCCAGCTTTTTTGGATATTGAGGATGTTTTATCTCCCTCTCGCGCCGGCTATGGGTTAAAGTCCTTTGAGGTTGACTCGATGGGAACCGATTTCTGGCAAGCCGACAAACTATTCAGCGCCAAAATGGTTTTATTTTTTCAATCTTTCGACGAAGTGTTGAAAGTGAGAGGCTCACCCCAGGGAGATTATAGTTTTCTAGATTTATTAGTGCATCCACCAGCCCCGCCAACTGAGCAGGATGTCGGTAGTCCAGAAGTAGAAGTAGTAAGCCGCAGGAGATATCCGATAACAAAGCCCGAACTATTTGAGATCAAGGTAATGCTTGGATGGTCTATGGGTGATTTAACAAAGAGTTCAACCTTTAGCAATTTATCCGCCGGAAAAAAACAAAAGTATGTCGAGGCAGTTAAATCATCCAATCTGATGTTTTTTTTGACCCTAAACAACCACAGCTTTTCCATCAATGAGGATGGTACGATTGTAATTGATATATCCTATACTGGGCGAATGGACTTTATAACCAAAGATCTGCGTTCTGATTTTATCAAAGATCAAGCTACAAAAGATAAATTAGATAAAAAATCACAACAAATAAAAGACTTGGTAGAATCAAAAAAGAACAAGAGCAGCGCCGAGATAGAAGATATCGATAAAAAGATAGAAGGTATCAAAAAGGAGCAGGTTGATCTTAACGAGCAGGCAACAAAGTTAGCCTTTTCTTCTATAATGAACGAGTTGATAACGCCACAGCTAACACCCGGGCAAGACGGCAATACTACGCGCATAAGTAGGATGTTCCAGGCCACCATAGAGAGGGATCTCCTAGAAGACTTTATTGAATATGCCAACGCTCCCTCTCGAATTGACGCCAAAGACGACAAGTTCAGAAAAATTGATTTAAGCAACCCTGTGCGGATCGAAGAGGATAATGTTTATTATACAATTGTCAAACCAATTACTGTCGAAGACGAAACAATCGAGAATTATGAGAAAACAACGATTACAATAAATGACGCCGGCGACGAGTTAGTTAATATTACTTGGTTTTACTTGGGAGATCTATTCGACATCATAGCCCGAAGATCTTTTAGAAACAGCGAAGATCCTCATTCATTTCGTTCTTTTACCGGCGAAGTCTCAGAGCGGGTTAAAGTTGTTTTGACGGATTTTGAGATGATTGATTATATGGACTCAACTCCGATAAGGGTTAACTTGGCACACATTCCTGTATCGGCAAAAAAGTTTACTAAGTTCTTCTTCGAAAAAGTAGTCGCCGATGGTTACACCAATGAATATACTTTCGATGAATTTATGAAAGACTTTCTCAACGATTTCGTAAAAGATATATTCTTGAAAAGAAACTATATTTTCAATAAAAAATTTAGACAACAAATTGATTTTAGACTCTCGACAGTCGCGCTACCGGCAGTTGATGGAAAAGATCCCATGAGAGAGAAGCTGGGGATCAGAGAAGGAGACACAGAGTGGTCGACGATTGATGTCAACAAAATCAATAGCGATAACTTCATCACTTCTTTCGGCAGTATTCGGAGCATCAAAGACTATTATTTCTATTTGGTCGTGCATGTGAACGTCAACAACCAGTCGTTGGCCGGCTCTGTTGCCGATGATTCCAAGCTTGGTGTACCGCATCTTTATATTGGCAGAGACAGCGGCGCAGTAAAAAGGGTTAATTTTTCTAAGGCAGATTTCAAATATGTAAGAGAGGCGAGAATAGCCGCCCAAGCTTGGGATCCTATAATTCAACTGACTGCTAAATATCACGTCGATATTAGTATGTTCGGTAATACCATATTTATACCGGGAATGTTGTTATTTCTGAACCCCGTTGGTCTCGGTAGCACAAAATTGGGCATGCCGCAACAGAAAAACTCCATCGCTTCTCTGATGGGTCTAGGTGGCTATCATCTGGTCACTAATGTGACTTACCAATTCGAACCAGGAAAGTTTAACACCAGCGTTAGAGCTTTACATCAATATTCTGGCAGCCCAGCCGATGGCAAGAACATCGGCGGCGGCCTCATCAATTACTACGGCGAAGTCCCAGAAGCCCTGGGAATTACTGACGAGGAAGGAGGTTAATAACTGATGCCAAATCCAAAGGACTTCAAGGGAAAAAACAACCTTTCTGCCAAGGCAATATTTGATAGCAGAAAGAACTATAACGATTTTGCCTATTCGGCAGTTGATCTTCCGTCGGCGTTTTCTGCCGACGAAGAGTTGATGTCTTTGATCGATAATGGCGAAGCGATACTATATGGGATGGTAGACAAGGATTTCCTACCGATTCAGCCAAAGAAAGAATTCTTATCTTCCTATAGGAACCAAGACGGTTCAACCGTTTTTGCATTAAATTTTGTCGTGGCCGCTTTTAATAATTTTGCCAAAGCCTATAAATTGGGGATCGCATCCGGAAAAGCCTCGAATGTCGCTGGGGATTTAACGAATTTAAAGGTCTCAAAGGGACGCCCAGACACTTCGCCTTTTTTGAAGAAACAGATCGATGATTTGTCAAGAGAGTTTGGCACCGCAGTTGACACGTCCGGAGAGATAAAAAATATATTAACTTTTCGCGATTTCCTGGATTACTATACTAATTTCCTGTATGAAAAGACAGCATCTACAACAATAACTTATTCGGCCTTCATCCCATCTAGCAATAATGATCTCAATTTTAACGGCTTGTGTATGGATATTTCCGATATCCCCTACAGCAAAGACGAGGGAAAGGTTGAGAATTTTATAAATAACAAGAATTTTCGTTATTATCTCGATACCGCAAAATCATTTGGCTTTTTGATAAGTAAAAAACACCCTTTTAAGCTAATCGCAAACCTAAACTCCCCCCAGATGAGAGACACTATATGCGTGTGCTCTGAAGAATATACAAATAACCTCGACGCCGATAGTGTCGATTCCATTCTGGACAATTACTACGAACACCCATTCCAGGATGATTACAATTATCTGTTCAATTTTTTACAATTGTCTTATAGTAATTTTGTAAATCGGTTTCCTAGACAACTAATAGCTTCTGTCAAGGACGGGTGTATCACAAAGAAGCAGGTTTTTAGAAAGATTCCAACTTTAAGTGAAGTGGAGAAGGTGTTGGCCGATGATTTAATGTTGAATTTCTATATCAAAATCAAAAATGCCGAAGCGAGGCTTGGTTTTTCCGGAAGCACACTGCAATCTATAGTTAATACCGCAATCGACATCAAGAACGAAAAAGACTTGCATTCTGCTTTGGTTTATGCTAATCTAAAGTTTAAGATGACTTCGCAAATTTATGGCTCTTCCGGCGCCAAAGACTATCAAAATAAGATACGCGATGCTGATATGAAGGATGTTGTGCGAAATAGCCGTTTTAATCGGCATAAACTATTTTAAGGAGAAACAAGTGCCAAAGTTTTCAGAAAGATCCAATAAAGCACTTCGAGGTTGTCACCCCGATTTACAAAGACTATTTAAGGAAGTGGTCAAGTACTTCGATTGTGTGATTCTCCAAGGCCACCG